TTATTTCCCCTTCTTTCGGGGTATCGGGAACTTGTTAAATTTATCCATTTCGGCGACCTTCAATTTATCGACAATTTTAATATAGGGCTTCATCGCTTTGTAGTCGCTGTGCCCCGTCCACTTCATAATGACCTCGGCCGGAACCCCAAGCCTAAGCGCGTTTATGATAAAAGTACGCCGGCCGCAATGGGTGGTAAGAAGGGCGTATTTCGGTAATACTTCTTCGTGCCGAACATTCCCCTTGAAATATACGACCCTTGTAGGTTCGTCGATACCAGCCATTTCCCCCATTACTTTAAGGTGTTCGTTCATTTTTACGTTACTTATGACCGGTAGGGCCTTATCGTTCGGCAAACCTATATTCTCGTACTTTTTCAGTATAGCCCGGCTATACTTATTCAATTCGATAATAAGGCCGTCTACGGTCTTTTGAGTAACCACGCTTATATAATCCTTCTTTACGTCGCTTCGGCGCAATTTTGCCACGTCGGAATAGCGAAGACCGGTAAAGCAGCAGAAACAAAACACATCGCGCACGGCTTCCAGCGAAGACCGGGACGGCGGGAATTTGAAGGAATACAGGTTAAACAGTTCTTCCCATTCCAAGTATATAATTTCCTTTGCGTTTCCGTCGGCCCCTTTGAATTTTGGCCTAAAAGTTTCCTGTACGGTACTTGGGTTATATCCTTTATGGTGCGCCCAACGCAGAAACCACCGAAGAAAGGACATATTTTTAGATATGGTAGTATTACGAAGGTCGGCTTTATGAAGGCTTGTAATAAACTTTTGTAGGGTAACTTCGTTTATTTCGTCAAATGTAAGGTTCTTGTTAAACGCTTCCAAGTGCTTACGCAGGCTATTAAACTTCGTATAAGTCGCTTTCGTCCAATCGTTCAAACGGCCCATAGTTTCCATAAATTCGGCGTAGGCTTTATAGAATGGCCGGCCGTTTTCTTCCGCTTCGGTAGCCGGGGTTATCTTCCCGGTAGCTTCATCGAAAGCCGTTTTAAGTTCGCCCGGTGTCGGTACCCGCTTTTCCAGCAGCTCGAACCGGGTAAATATGGCTTGTTCTTCGCAAGCCGTAATAGCCTTATTTATTTCGCCGGCCGTTTGTCGGAATCGGTTTTTTGTATTGGAGATAACGCGGCCTTCTTCCTCGTTCCATTTTTCCGGTTCAATACTATACCCTACCCGAAAGTCTACCCGATACCCGGCATAGCAAACACGCATACGAATAGGGCGACACTCTACCAATACACCCCCTACCTTTTTGGGGAATAGATTAAATTTAATAGTCCGCTTCATTTTGAAAACATATTACCCCGGCCGGTTAATAACCAATCGGAAGAAACGGAATACTTGGCCGCCAAATAATAAAGGGCTTCTATTTGTATAGATTTATAGCGGGAAACTTTACCGGGCCTTGGGGTTACTCCATAAGTAAATCGGGTTTCCCGATAGCGGGACGCGCTTAACCCGGCTTCCTTACAAAAGGATTCCAAAGCGGACAAACGGCCCAATGAAACAAGGGCTTCTATCGCTTGAAAAAAGCGGCGGTTTACGCCGTCTTCGATAGGGGTTATTATCTTAGGCTTCTTTACGCCCATTTTCAAAGCTCCTTAACATCATTTCGAACGCCGCCTTTGGTACTATGGCAGTTTCCGCGCCGGAAATAAACGCCGCTTCCAAGGCATTAAACACAACTTCCGGCATATCCCCGTAATACTTTGGTTGGTCGTAGTATTCAGCTACTTTTATTTCGATTGTTTCCGGTTCCATTATACACAGTTATTTTTATCGAATTTTTGATTTACGGCACTTTTGTACGTTGGGCGGTAGAAAGTATAGCTATATATACTTGCGTTGAAATTTGGGCCATTTCTGCCCGTTTTCTATTTCCGTGAACCAATACGCGATACATTTGCAAAATACAAATGTCCTGCAATGCGCTATTTTTCGCTTAGTTTTTCAATTACAGATATAAGCCGGGCTATTTGGCTGTCCTTTTCCTTTATCATTTCTTGATAGCCTTTTTGCAGTTCAATCAAACCCGCAATATCGTTAGTTGTAACCCGATTCCCATTGCCAGCTACGGCGGTATTATTATTCCCCGAAACCCGGTTTATATTATTGCCTTGCAGCATTTCACCGTCCCCGGTAAGTAACCACATGGGATTAAGTTCCGGGAATTGTTCGCCGATAGCTTTCATCTTATCAGGCTGGATAGATTGGCGTATATTATTGACATAAGACGACGAAACGCCTATCCGCCTACAAAATTCCCGCTCACTAATATTTAGGGTTTTGATATACTCCCTAAGTCTTTCTTTTACACCCATATAACGCGATTTTAGAAGGTTTCAAAAAATATTTTTTGCATTTTGTATAGCAAAAATTTGTTTGTTGTACTGCAATGCTATATATTTGCAACACGTAACCGATACGATTGCAAAGGTATAATAATAATACGCTCCATGCAAATAAGCGGCATAGCAAAAAATACCTAAGCAATTTAAGCGACAATGAATTATGAAGTACGATACGACATTTATTAACCGAAACTTCCTTTTGAAAGTCTACGGAGTAGACAGCGACAACAAAAGGATAAACCGCCTTGTAGGGGTTTCCGGCTTGGTGGGGCTAATCGGTACGGAGCTTACCGAAAAATTCATTACCCGCGCACTTAACAGCAAGAAGGACAGCGTAAAATGCCGTCTACGCCGAGGATTACAAGTAACACTATATTTCAAATAGACGATGAAGAAAACAGTAATAGTTAATGGCAAAGCAAAGCGTATAGAATTTTCGTACGCGGTAGGCGAAACTATTTCGCTAAGCAATACCGAGGTAAAAAAGCCTTGGGGACGGGTTACGGAAAGGGTAACAGTTTCAAAACTAACCTTTACGATTAACGGGAAGACCTACGAGGGAACGCGCACCTTTAAGGTTGCCGGCGGCCCTTATTCGGAAACCTTCGAGTTCGACGGGAATAGCTTTGCTTCCCATAAAAAAGCAATTGAATACATACTTAACAATATTGAGAAATGAGCGAAACGACAATTTACAAAGAAGGATTTAACGCCGGCTTTATGCAGCTTCGACAAATTGACGTAGAAGCCGCCACTAAGGAGCTTTGGCAGGCGTTGGGGATTAACAACCGCAACACTTTCGCGGCTTACAAGTTCGGACGTATCGAACCCAAGGCAAGCCAAGCCGTCGCCGTCGAATTGGTATTTAGGAAGTACGGCGTTACGACAAACATTTGGGGGAAATAGAAATGAGAGCCGAAGCAGGACTAACGCAGCGAGAAACCCAAATAGCCGAATTATTGGCTTGGGGAGCCGCAAAAAAGGAAGTGGCCGATAGGCTTTCTATTTCGCCCCGAACGGTTGAGAATACCGCGCGAAACATTTATAGCAAGATAGGAATACAGAAGGCTACGGAGCTTTGCGTATGGTGGTTCTGCACACATTGCGGCGTTTCTTTCGACCTATCCCCTATAAAACGGACAATTATAGCCTGCTTCTTCCTTGCGATTATTCTACCGCATGAATTGTACGCCCAAGGCGACACCTACCGACTGTTCAGAAGCCGCAAGGCTACCGAACGTACAGCGACACGAAGAACCGGAAGACGGCAGGAATACGAATTAGATTTTTGGGAACTATAAAAGGCAAAGGCTATGAAGCGACTAATTAAAGAATTATCCCTTTCGGGATTGACGCTAAAACAGAAGGCGATAGTATGGTATTTCGCTATATCGTTTTGCCTTCTTGCAAGCACGGCGGAAGCCCCGTTTTGGTTCTTGTTTTTAGAGGTTGCCAATTTCGCTAATGCCGCCCGCCTTATAAAACGGGTTCCGCTACCGGAAGACCCGCAAGACAGTTAGGTATGGCAGACTTAAAAACAAGACTAATAGACCTTACGGCGGGGGAATTATTGGAACTAATAGAGAAAGGACAAAGCCCCCGGATAGAAGTAGACGTTACCAAAGACCCGAAGAAAAAATACGTCTACGGCCGGGCCGGTATTGCCGAACTATTCAAATGTTCCAAGACTACCGCCAGCCGCATAAAACAAAGCGGCTTAATCGACGGCGCATATAAGCAGGTCGGAAGGTTGATAATAGTAGATGCGGAAAAAGCCTTAGAGTTGGCCGCAAAGCGAGCAAAGAAAAGTAACAACCGAAATAAATAACTTGTTATGAGCAAGAAGGTAACATTAAAAGAATTAACCCTTAGAAATTTTAAGGGTATTAGGGACTTGGCCGTAAAATTCGGCGAAGTAACCACCATTGCCGGCGCAAACGCGACGGGTAAAAGTACCGTTTTCGACGCTTTTACCTGGGTTCTTTTCGGCAAAGACAGTAACGACCGTACGGATAGCGGGAAAGGCGCATTTACCGTTAAGACGGTCGGCCCGGACGGGAACCCTATACTTAAATTGGAACATTCCGTAACGGCGGTTTTAGACGTGAACGGCGAAGAAGTGGCCCTTACTCGCACCCTTACGGAAGATTGGGTAAAACCGCGCGGCAAGGTCGAAGTAGAACTTAAAGGAAATACTACGCATTACTTCTGCAATGGCGTAGAAATTAAGGCAGGAGCTTTCCAAGAAAAGGTAGCAGCCATAACCGAAGAACAACTTTTTAAGTTGATTACGAACCCGGCTTACTTCCCTTCGTTGGATTGGAAGACCCAGCGCGAAATATTGCTACGCATTGCCGGGGGCGTAACATACGAAGAAGTGGCCGCCGGCCGTGCCGATTTTGCGGCTATCCTTTCCCAGCTTTCCGGTAAAGATTTGGCGGAGTTCAAACAAGAAATAGCCTACCGCAAAAGCCGGATTAAGGAAGGTTTGGAAAAATGCCCTATCGAGATTAACGCAATAGACAGCGTTACGCCCGAAGCACCGGATTACGAAGCCTTGGAAGCCGAAAAGGTACGCTTATCCGCCGAATTGGAAGAAGTGGAAGCGGCTATTACGGACGTTGCAGAAACGGCCCGCAAACACTACGAAGGAGTGCAGGAAAAACGCAAGGCGATTAACGACCTTCGGAACCAGCAGCAGGACGTAGTTTTCAGAGCAAGACAGGCCGCGCAAAAGGAAGGCTACGAGAAGAACGCCAAACGTAACGAGGTTAAGACCAGCTACGAAATTACGAAGCGCGAAGCCACGAACTATAACGCCGCTTCGGAAAACGGCCTTTCCGATATTCGCTATACTATTAAAACCCTTACTTCCGAAATAGCGGGCTTATCCGCCAAGGTGGAAGCCAAGCGCGAAGAATGGAATACGCGGAACGCCGAAGAATACAAAGTAAGTACCGACGGCCTTATTTGCCCGATATACGAAACCTTATGCTCGGACGCAAGCGTTTTGCGTATGGACGCTATCGCCAAAGAGAAGGCGCGGGCCAAATTCGACGAAGCCAAGACCCGCGACCTTACCCGGATTACCGAAGAAGGCAAAACGCTAAACCAGCGAATAGCCGAAAAGAAAGCCCGGTTACAGGAATTGGAAGCCCAACTTTCCGAACGTATGGAAGCTATCGCCGCCAAGAAAGCCGAATACGCGAAGAAGTTACAGGACTTGGAAGCGGAAATAGCCGCCAACCCGGAAGTAACCGTATCTACCGACATTATCCCCGAAGACTTACCCGAATGGAATGAGATAGAAGCCCGGATAGCCGAAATATCCGCTACCATTTCGGATATACCGGCGGCCGATACTACCGAGCTTACCGCCAAGAAACGGGAACTTACGGCCCTTTTGGACGAAGTAAAACAAAAGCTAAGTATTCGGGCCACCATTGAAAAGAACGCCGCAAAGAAGGCCGAAATATTGGCGCGGGAAAAGGAATTAGCCCAGCAGCAAGCGGACTTAGAAAAACAGGAATTTACGATAGACGAACTTAATAAGGCCCGAATGGACGAAGTAGAACGCCGGGTAAATATTAAGTTCCAAACCGTCCGCTTCCGAATGTTCGAACCCCAGCTAAACGGCGGCGAAACCCCTACTTGTATCGCAATGGTAGACGGGGTTAAGTACGCAGACCTCAATACGGCCGGAAAGATAAACGCCGGGCTTGACATCATTAACACGCTTTGCCTGTATCACGGGGTAAGCGCACCGGTATTCATCGACAACGCCGAAAGCGTAAACCAACTATTCCCGGTTGCTTCCCAGCTTGTAAAATTGGTTGTAACCACCGACAGAGAATTAACCATTAACCATTTATAAAAATTAAAGTTATGAACGAGAACAAAGAAAAGCGCGAGTTCGCGCAGCAGTTGGAGCAAATCGCCGAAACGCTTACGCAGGCGGTAAAAGACAACGAAGGCCGGGCCTTTATTCTTATCGGCATAGACCGAAAAGAAGGCGACGACAAAGAAGACGGCGATATACAGGGCGTAATAGCCGTAGGCGGTAAAGGCGGGCAAGTAATAGAAGGATTGGCAAATTTCTTTGCCGAAGAAAAAACCGCGCCGCTTGCTACCGAAGCTATGAAATTGGCGACCTTGAAGAAATTAAGCCGACTTCTTGAAAACGAATAACCTATAAAAATATGAGTTATGGCAGAAGAAAAAGGATTAACCGTAATTAACGAAGCAAAGCGGAAATTCGAACTTGCCTGTAAGGACGCTTCGGCCTTGCAGATTGTAAACAACTTCGGCGCGGCATTTACCGCCGTAAACGTAATTGCCCTTTTGCGCGAAGCTCTTTCCGACGAAGTAATGGAGCGTGTATTTATGCCGCTTATGAACACGAAGGTAGGCTTTCTTACCGACCGTAACGGGCGGCCGCGTAAAAACGGGACGGTACAACCGCTTTATACCATTCCGGTTGTTCGGGACGCGATTATAGACGCGGTAAGTATCGGGCTTCTTCCGACCGGCAACCAATTTAATATTATTGCCGAACGAATGTACCCGACCAAGGAAGGCTATACGGCCCTTCTTCGGAAACTCGGCGTAAAATACTTCATAGACGTATCATTTGACAAAGGCCAAACCGCCGGATTTGCGGAGGTGCCTTGCAAAATCAACTACACGTACAACGGAGAAAAAAACAGCTTCGGAATAGTGGCTACCGTGAAAAAAGACGATTACAGCAGCCCCGACCAAATCCGAGGTAAAGCCGAACGCCGCGCCAAAAAAGCCCTTTATGAGTATATAACCGGTTGCGACTTCGGCGATGCTGACGAACAAAGCGGCCCCGTTGAAGACGTAGAATATAAGGACGTTACCCACGAGGTAGAAGCCGAAGTTAAAAACAATGCCAACGCAGGCGGAACACTTGATTTCGGCCAAGCAGAAACGAACGGAACCCAGCAACCACCTAAAACACCAGGATTCTAATATGAAAGTAATTTTTGGTATTGCCATTTTGACGGCAAAGGACATCGACGCAATGAACGCCCGGATTAACAAAGCGGCGGACATGGCGAAGGAGAACGAACAGAGCGTAGCCCAGCAAGACAAAGCCCTTATTCGATTTTCGGGCAAATTCGCTACGGCTATGGACTTCATCGGCCGGAACCTTCCGCTAAAAAGGAAGCGTAAAGCATTTCGCAAAATCGTAGAAGCGTAGTTACAATGGTTCTAAAAGTATTAGGCAGTAGCAGCCACGGAAATAGCTACATATTGGAGAACGACCGCGAAGCCTTGTTATTGGAAGCGGGCGTAAGGTTCGCCAGCGTGAAGCAAGCGTTAGACTACAATATAACGAAGGTTGTAGGCTGCCTAATTACCCACGAACACAAAGACCACGCAGGCTACATTAACGAAGTATTGAAAGCTACCGTACCCGTCTACGCTTCGGCCGGTACAATTGAGAACACCCCAATAGAAGGCCCGCGCCGCGCGAATGTTTGCAAAGCCGGAACCCTTTTTACCCTCGGCGGTTTCCGAATTATTCCTTTCGGGACTAAGCACGATTCCGCCGAGCCTTTGGGGTTCTTCATCAATCACGAAGAAACGGGTAATATCCTATTCGCTACCGATACCTATTACTTGCCTTGCAAGTTTGCAGGACTTAATAACGTATTGATAGAATGTAATTACCGCTTAGACCTATTGGACGCGAATATAGCGGCCGGGCGCATTCCCGCCGTTGTTCGGAACCGTACGCTAAAATCGCATTTAAGCTACGACCATTGCGTACAGGCGTTACAAGCCAACGATATAAAGGGGGTAAATAATATTGTTCTTATCCACCTTTCCGACGGTAACAGCAACGCCGAACAATTCCGGGCCGGAGTGCGAGCCGCAACCGGTAAGACCGTACATATAGCCGAAGCGGGGCTAATAATCAATTTCGACAAAACCCCCTTTTGATATGATTAAAGGATTTGACCAAGAAACGCAGCCCTTAAACGATTACGAAATGGGCGTACTTCTTCCGCTTCTCGTACGGGGGCTTAGGACGAAAATAGGGCGCGAAAATGCCGTTACAAACAAGCATATCGTAAATACCCTTAAAGGTTCCTATAAACTAAACGACGCACGGGTAAGGAAGATTATAAACCACATAAGGACAAACGACCTTATACCGGGCTTAATAGCCACTTCCGAAGGGTATTTTATCGCCCAAAGCGAAGCGGAACTATTGGAGTACGAAGAAAGCCTAAAAGGGCGTGAAGACGCTATTAGGGCCGTCCGGTTGAGTATTGCGCGACAAAGGCGAATACTTTACGAGCAAAAGAGGGAAGAAAAACAAAGTTCACTTTTTAACAAATAACAAAATGGAAAAGCAGTTTTTTATGGTTTACGCCGAAGGCCAAGGCGCACCGACGTACAAACACGAGAACGAACAGGCTGCCAGCAAGGAAGCCGAACGATTGGCCGAGAAGTTAGGGGTTAATACGACCGTATTACAGGCCGTAAAAATGGTTGCCCCGAAGGACATTACCAAGCGCGTAAAGACCTACGCGGACGCTTGCGCGGTGCTTGGCATTGAGCCGATGAACGAAACCGTATTAGCGAAGTTAGGCTTTACCAAGGACGAAATAGCCTACCGCAAGTTAAAGACCATTGCCGAAGCCCTTAACGAAGGTTGGCGGCCGGATTGGGCCAATAGCAACGAGTACAAATATTGGCCTTGGTTCGTGTATAATACCGCGACTGCCGGCTTTTCGTACGCGTATACGCATTACACGGCTTCGGGTACGTTTACGTATGTCGGCTCCCGGCTTTGCTATAAAACCCGTGAACTCGCCGCGTACGCGGGCCGTCAGTTCGAAGGTCTTTATAACGATTTTCTTTTAATCAAAAAATAATGCAACATGGAAAGAGAATTAGGGAAAGACCTTGAACAAGGCAAGAAGCGCGTAGCCTTCCTTATGGATAACTGCGACGCGGTGGAAGAAAAGGGGTATATGAAGCCTTTTACCCCGGAAGAATTGGCCCGCATGAAAGAAAGCCTTTCGGAAACGGACATCGAAATTAACGACATCGAGGAAGAAAAGACGGCCGCGATGAAGGACTTTAAGGCCCGTTTGGAACCCCTTACGACGGAGCGAAAAAAGACCTTGGACGGTTTGAAGAAGAAAGCCGAATTTGTTACCGAAAGGTGCTTTAAGTTCATCGACCAAGAAGCCCGCGAAGTCGGCTACTACAACGAGAACGGCGACCTTATCGAGAGCCGGCCGGCGTACAGCGAAGAATTACAAACAACACTTTTCCAAATCGGAAGAAAAACAGGTACTAACAACTAAAAAGCAAAGCAATGACGAAGCAAGATTTAATTACAGTCGTTGGCAGTAAGACCGGGCAAAACGATAGCCACGTAAGGCCGATTATCGAAGCCACATTAGACGCAATTAAGGAATGCGTACAGCGCAAGGAACCCGTTTACCTTCGTGGCTTCGGAACCTTCCAGCCGAAGAAACGGGCCGAAAAGAAAGCCCGTAACATTACCGCCGGTACTACGATTATCGTACCGGCGCACGAAGTAGCCCACTTCAAACCAAGTAAAAGTTTCACAATCAACAAGTAAAAAAGTATGGACGAAAACAAAAAAGTAGTAGTAAACCTTCCCGAAGGAACTACGCAGGCGGAAATTATCGTACGTGAGGGCGAGGCCCCCGCAGTTCTTGCCCCCAAGCCCCCGGTAAAAATCGACCTTTCCGGTGTTATCGGTGCGCCGGTTGAATTTTTGGAATTACGGCGGTACGATTCCGAACAAATTAACCCGTTGCGCTGCCACGTCTTAGTAGACCGTGAACAGGTAAGTATTACCCTTATCACGAACGAAGACGACGAATATAGACGCGGGCGAATCGTTGGAAAACTGACTACGCACCCCAAATTTTCCGAATTTGGGATTAACGCCGGCAAAGGTTGGGAACCTAACGAGTTGGGGCAGTTCTTCAAAATGAACCGCGCATTTTTCCCGGACAAAACCGCGAATATGAAGCTCGTAACCGAACTTAAAAACTTCGAAGCTACCGTAAATTCCAAGGTAGAGAAGCAAAAGAGCGAAAAGGGGGACTTCAAAGACAATTATAGCGGCGTGGTTATGAGTAACCTGCCGGAAGCCTTTACCCTTCAAATTCCGATTTTCAAAGGTATGCCGGCGGAAACTATCGAAGTGGAATTTTACGCTTCGGTAAACGGCCGCGACGTAACCCTACAACTTGTAAGCCCCGGAGCTTGCCAGCTTTTGGAAGACTTGCGCGACCGAATTATAGACGTGCAGGTAGCCCGCATTCGGGAACTAAGCCCCGAAATTGCGATTATTGAGCAATAGCAGTATTAACCCAGCTACCCCGGTTTCCGGGCCGGGGTAGCTTTTCAATGTAACAAAATGGCAAAAAGATTCATAGATACAGACCTATTTAAGAAGCGATTTACAAGGGAATTGCCGGCCGCTTATAAATTGCTTTGGGTGTACCTTTTTTGCGAATGCGACAACGCCGGAATATGGGAAGTAGACTTAGAGGTAGCCGGGCTTTATTGCGGCGAAACGTACACCTTAGAGGATTTCGAAAAAGCCTTTGCCGGAAGAATCTATTTCTTCAATAATGGAAGCAAGGCGTTTTTACCCGAATTTATTGCGTTTCAGTACGGCGACGTATCAAACCTAACCCCTACGAACAACGCGCATAAATCGGTATTGCAAAAACTTGAAAAATACGACCTTATGCGGGTTTTGAACGAAGGTATTACCCAGCTACCGCAAGGGCCGACGTTAGGTGCTGGCAAGCCCCAAGGCAAGGGTAAGGCAGCCCCTAAAACAAAAGGCGGTACAATCTTTCAGAAACCTACCTTAGAAGAAGTTGCGGCGTATTGCCAAGAACGGGGCAACGACGTAGACCCGCAAGCGTGGATAGATTACTATACTTCTAACGGTTGGAAGGTGGGCCGCAACTGTATGAAGGATTGGAGAGCAGCGGTTAGAACTTGGGAGCGTAACGAAAAAGGGAATAGCGGAAATGGACGAAAAGGACAACAAACAGGGGCCGCAACGGGTAGACTTGGCGCGGTTCCGGGCGGTACTTCAAAAAAGAAATATACCGATACGCTTTAAGGTCGATAAATACACCGAAGACGTGCCGGCAATGTTGCGCGAATGTTATATAGCCGAAGTTATGCGGCGGCGTATGCAGTTCATCGACGACGAAGCAACCCAAAGCCATATAGAAAAGGCGGCAAAATGGCTGACGGGAAACCATAAACCGGGGCTTCTTCTTCATGGAACAGTAGGCAATGGCAAAACAACCTTAGTTCGTGCAATAGGTAGCCTTATAGGGGTACTGTACGAAAGCCTATATTCAGACCGGCGTAAAAATGTTTTGGCGGTATCGGCTTTGGAACTTGCAGACATAGCCAAGAACCAGCCGGAACGCTTCGACTACATTAAGAAAGCCGAGTTATTGGCGATTGACGACGTAGGTACGGAACCTTCCGTAGTGAAGGTTTGGGGAAACGAAATTAGTCCTTTTGTCGATACGATTTACTACCGGTATGACCGGCAGAAGTTTACAATTATGACCAGCAATCTAAGCGCGGAAGACCTGGCAGATAAATACGGCGAACGGATAGCCGACCGATTTACGGAAATGTTCGACAGAATAGCGTTTGAAAATTACTCTTATAGAAAATAATAGCCAATATGGAAAAGATATACATTTCAGGCCGAATTAGCGGCCTACCAATAGAAGAAGTAGCGGCAAAGTTCGACGAAACGGAAACCAAGTTAAAAGCCCAAGGTTACGAAGTGATAAACCCGCTTAAAAACGGTATTCCGGCTACCGCCTCTTGGGAAGCCCATGTAGCTATGGACGTTCTTCTACTTATGGGGTGCGACGCTATTTATTTGTTGCCCGATTGGGGATTTTCCAAAGGGGCTACGCTTGAAAAGAATTTAGCCGAACTAACGGGAAAGACAATTATTTACGAAGAAGTACCTGCCTTCCAGCACATAAAGCAGGCGATAGCCGAAGGCATGGGCGTTTCATTCTTCGATATTATAGGCGAAAGTAGAGAGCAAAAACACGTCTTTTCCCGTATGATTTTCGCCCAGCTATGCCGTGAAGAAGGGGCAACGGTGGTAAGGATTGCAAAAGAGATGAAGCGGAACCATGCTACTATTATCTACTACCTCAGAAAGTACCCGGATGATTACCGATATACCCCCGAATTTAGGGCTTATGCAAACGCAGTCAAAGCCCACCTATCAAAAGACTAATTTTCCGCGAAAGCGTCTGACTATAATACGAAATGGACAACATTAGATTACTATATATAGACTTGTTTTGCGGTGCGGGTGGAACAAGTACAGGCGTAGAGAAGGCCAACTATAAGGAGCGAAAATGCGCGAAGGTTATAGCTTGCGTAAACCACGACGCGAACGCCATTATTAAAGACCTTAACGGACAAAAGTACATAGCTTTCAGCGTAGCCCATACCGAAAGCTATAAAGATTCGCAGGGGCAACGACACGAACGTACGACTTGGGTAAGTTGCCTTAAATACGGAGAAAGCCAGGTAATTAACTATTTGAAGAAGGGTACCCGCGTATTTATTCGCGGCGAACTTTCGGCCAAGGCATATGAAGCCGGCGGAGCATTGCAAGCCGGTATAAATTGCCGGGTTAGAGAATTGCAGCTTTTAGGCGGAAACCGGGCTGACCAAACAGAAGCCCCCCCAGCAGGCCGTAACGACTTCGGCCGCTACACCAACTTACGCGCCGCCGGCATATCAGCAACCCGAAGAAGTAGACGATTTGCCATTTTAACAATTACCGATATGATAGGAAAGAAATTAAGCCCCGTGCTTGAAGAAATGGAAGCTACCCTTTGGGAGTACGAAGCATTTAACGGAGCAAAACCGAATTACACCTTAGAAGGGTTCCGGGCTTCTACAAAAATATTTATGAGCGCACTATTAGATAAGTTTTTCGAGAAGCAGCAGGCCGAAGGAGTTAGCCAAGAAGACACCTTAAAAGCCGTAGAAAAATTAGGGCAAGACGTTCGGGCCTTGGTCTTTAACGCTACCGGAATAGATACGCACCTACTTTATAACCGAACAAAAGTTAATTAAAATATTGAGTATGAAAGCAAAACAATTTAAGGAAGTAAATGCAGTTTACGGAGAAAATCAACCCGAATATTACCCCCTTCCTGCATATAAATCAGAAGACGGAACGGCGGTTTTTTGCTTTGAGTTGGACGAAGAAGAACGGAAGAAGATAGCGGAAACCGGGGAACTTTGGGTAGCCCTTCGAACATTTAACCAGCCATTACAGCCAATATGCGTAACCGTGAATAAGTCGGACGTTTTAATAACACAATAGTATGAAAGCAGTAGTAACACTTGGCAAATACTTCGGCCCGAAGCACCCCCGTAAAGGGCAAGAAACGGGCTTTATAGCCAAAGTAGCCGACGGGCGGAAGGTACACACCTGCCGAAGCAATTACGGGTATTGGCGGGCAAAAATCGAAAAAATAACGGCTACGGGTGGAGTTCTTAGCGTCCGCCAATGGAGCGCGAAGCCATACCGAAGCCCCCAAGAAGTTATAACCGAGATTCCGGCCGGCATTGTAGGCGTGCAAAGGTTGGCGTTACGGCGCGAACGTCGTGTAATAAATCACTATGCGGAAGAACAGGATAAACCGATAGCAACTGCCATGTATTACGATTATACGGCGGAGGTAGACGGCCACCCCGTCCCCTTGGAGATTTTAGCCGAAAACGACGGGCTTACGGTAGACGATTTTAAGGCATGGTTCGCGCCGGTTTTCGCCGAAGCAGATAAGAAGTACCCGCAGTTCGCCGGGCTCGCCTCTGCCGTTACGATTGACTTTGCCATTATTCACTTTACGAAACGACGCTACTAAACACCAACAAAAAAAGATATGAAAGTAAAGGACATTATTAAGGACGACAAATTTAACGAGTTCTTAGGCTACGAGATTGAAGCCTACAACAAACGACCGGCCCCGCAAGAAGGTTGTAGGTATCGCCGGACACCGTACGACGCTTTGAAGGACGCGGGGATATTTACGGTAGAAGGTATTAGGGAAACTTTTATAAAGGTTGCGAACCTTGAAAGCGACCTGCCGAAGTCCCAGCGCGACGCGATAACCGGGCTTGTTTTCAGAGTAGCCCAAACGGTAGTAAACTATCGGGCGAAACAGGAAGTAGAAGCTAAAAAAGTAACGGTATGAACAAAGGGGAAATTACCTACACGATAAAGGTAAAAAGGCGCACCGGCCTATTATGGAATACGATATTTTGGCTTGTATTCTTTACGGTAGTGCCGCTTCAATTGGTTTGCCTATGGCTTTCCAAGGGGTTAGCTATTCTTTCGGATTTGCTTCGGGAACTTTGTTACCGGGCATGGTTCAAACAAACAACAAAATAGGTATATGGGATTCAAAGCAATAAAGCAGCATTACGATATAAAGCATATCGTAGCTATCTATAACGAAGAAAAATACGGCGGGGATTGTATTTGTATCGGTTCCGGATATGTTCACGGACTTATAGCCATAAATATAGAAACCGGTAAAGTGTTCTATTCGTCTTTGGTTACGCCCGGAGAGGATAGCGAGATAGGACAACTTGCCGCCCGTATTAAGGCAGACGAAAAGAACGGGGTACTTCGGGCCTTGATTGATGAACCGGACACCTTCGCCCGGAACCTTCCGGTATTTACTACCGAGAATTGGGCAGTAAAGGCCGAACAATGCGAGGAATACGGTTGGCCCAATACCACCCACACGGGGCGAATAATGTACGAAAATACATACTTCCGTACGCGAGCCGAAGCGTACGCCGACCTACTTAAAGATACTAAGAACGGCATAAAACATCGCTGGATTGCCAGTAGCGTACAGGACGCATTACGAAAACTTAGGCGGGCTATTTGGCTATACATGGAAACTATCGGTTATTGGGTTGCGGCCCGCACTATTGGCCGCTTCATAATGAAACGAAGCTATGGGAAGAAAAGGATGTAGACCGGGGGCTATTGATACTGCCCCCACCTTCCCGGAACCAAAACAGCCGCACGATAACAGCCGACACCGGGAATTATGCCGATTAGCGGGAAAATGGTTACGAAAGCCAAAATTCGGCTCCAGCTACTGCCCATACGTTGCCGTAGAATTGGTAACAGCTAACCCGGAAACCCCGGACGTTTTCGGGTGGAACTATTGGGCTACGGTTCTTATCGAAGTGAAGGTTTCGCGTTCCGACTTCTTGGCCGATGCAAAAAAGAGTTTCCGCCAGCAGCCGGAAGAAGGCGTAGGGGCCTTTCGGTACTATTGCAGTCCCGAAGGATTGATAACCGAAGTCGATTTGCCGGATAAATGGGGGCTACTTTGGGAGAAAGACGGGGTTATAACCGTCGTTAAGGATGCGGAACGCCAGCAACAAAACGCGCAAGGCGAAATAACTATCCTTGCTTCGATTATGCGCCGCGAAGGGGTAAAGCCCCGGTTATTTGATTATAGAAAGCAAAATAATGAGTATGAAGCAGAACGAAAAAACTAAGGCTTTACAGGAAGAAATAAGGACACTAAAAGCCGAAAAGAAGGAATTGGCTTGTAGGTTAAGCGGTCTTTCTTCGACGTTAATACAGGTTCTTAAAGTAAAATCCCTTAGAGGTTGCGAGGTAAAAAATTGGGTGGGATTTCAGAACGGGAACGGTACGGACGTGGGGCAAGATATAGAACGATTGATTAAGCGGGCCGAACGGGAACAGAAGTATTTATTAACGGTTAAACACGAATAGGTATGTTCGACACAGATAAAGTTATAGTAGTTGCCGACGTTACGAAGCAGCCGTATTTATCGGTCGCTCGTTTTTCGGGCGGGTGCCGGGTAAATGGCGTATTCTACGCCTATGTTCCCCAGCGCGATATTTTGGTACGCGAAGATTGGTTAAAGGCATATTCGGCTATGGATTACGACAAATTTATAGCCGCCGTTAAAACCGGAGCCAAACAGGAATTACCGACTTGCCGGACTTGTAAGCACCGCCAGCGTTGGGAATTGAACGACCATAGCACGAAGATAGTGCAAAGTTGCGCCCTTCAAAAGAGCCGAAGAACGGGTAACGGATTGAAGCGAATAAAGGTAACTAACCCGGCTTGCCGCTTATACGAAAAAGAATAAAATTTATGGGACAAAGCAAAAAAAGACATTGTTGGAGTTGCATATACCTTGAACGAGATGCAACCAGCAATAACGACCATTGCAAGTTACAGAACGTAATAAAAAGTCGCAATGCGATAGCGTGTAAAAAACATAAGATTTGGTATAAAACAAAGGTTAAATGCGACATATAGAAAGCCAAATACAGAAGGACTGCGTTACTTGGTTCCGGTTGCAGTACCCGAAAATAGGCCGCCTTCTTTTCGCGGTTCCGAACGGCGGGGCGAGGAACGCAAAGGAAGCCGCGATTATGAAGGGCGAAGGAGTAACGGTCGGGGTTGCCGACCTTATCCTACTTTACCCTTCCGGCGGGTTTCATTCCCTTTGTATCGAGTTTAAGACCCCCAGCAAAAGCAGCCGGCAGACACCCACGCAAAAGGAGTGGCAAGCGTTGGCCGAAGCGCACGGTAATAAGTACATCGTTTGCCGTTCCTTAGAAGATTTCCAGCAGGTTATACGGGCATATATCCCCCGTTTATGTTGGTAACTTTTTAATTATTCTTGGATAAAGAAGCGTATTATTATAATACGCTTCTTTTATTTTTGCGTAACGCGAATATTTACACACAAATAAACGTACGCAGGTATGAAAGAAAAGATTTTACAGGCCCTTACGACCTTTAAGGGCTACTTATTCAGTTCGGACAAATGGCTACATTTAGCGGCGGGCTTTATTATCGCCTTCATCGTGGGGCTTTTCGGAGTCTTCTATGGCCTTTGCGCTGGGATTGCAGCCGCCACCGGGAAAGAGCTTTACGACAAATTCAGCAAGAAAGGAACCCCGGAAGTTTGGGATTTCATTTTTTCGGTGGTCGGTGTGCTTGCCGGTGTCCTTAACGTACTATTGGCCCGCTTGGTATTCCACTTCATCGTGTAGAGCCTATGACACCGAAGAAGATTATAGAAGCGGATATAGCCCAACTTGTACCGGACGACGTGAATTTTAACAAGGGTACGCAGTTCGGCCAAAGTTTGATAGAAAAGAGCCTGCGCCAATTCGGGGCGGGCCGTTCTATTCTTTTGGATAAGAACAACCGTATTATAGCCGGAAACAAGACCGTAGAAAACGCCGGGCAAATCGGCTTAGAAAAAGTTTTGATAGTCGAAACCACCGGCGAAGAAATAGTAGCGGTAAAGCGTACCGACATAGATTTAGACACGCGGGAAGGGCGCGAACTTGCCTTAGCCGACAATGCGACCGGGGCCGCTAACTTGGCTTGGGACGAAGCGGCACTTACCCAAGCGTCGGATAAGTGGGATATAGCCCCCGACGATTGGGGCGTAGAATTGGAAGGCTACGGCGGAGAAGGCGGCCAAGGGGAAGAAGATACCGAAGAACAGCTTAGAAGACTTAAAGACGACTTCGTAATGCCGCCTTTTTCCGTGCTTAATACCCGTACGGCCGAATGGCAGGAACGCCGCCGCGCTTGGTTGGAAATAGGCATAAAGAGCGAGGAAGGCAGGGACGAAGATTTGACATTTGCCAAATCAGCACAACCGCCTGCCTTTTACGATACCAAAAACGCACTTCGGGAAACCTTGGGGCGGGAACCGTCTACCGATGAAGTGTTAGCGGAAATGGAGAAGCAGGGAATACAAGCTATGGCGACTACTTCAATATTCGACCCCGTTCTAACCGAACTTTCCTACCGTTGGTTCAATATTGAGGGCGGCCGCATTTTAGACCCCTTCGCCGGTGGAAGTGTTCGCGGTATCGTAGCGGCAAAATTGAATATGCCGTACGTTGGTAACGACCTTCGGGAGAAACAGGTAGTAGCCAATATCGAGAACGCGAAGGAAGTATTAGGTAACATGCCGGCCGACATTGCGCCGCGTTGGACGGTTGGCGATAGTACGCAGCTTGAAGACGTGTTACAAAAGAACGGCGTTACCGGCGATTTCGATATGGTATTTTCTTGCCCGCCGTACGCAGATTTGGAAGTATATAGCAATGACCCCCGCGATATTTCCAATATGGATTACCCGCAGTTCTTGGAAGCCTACAAAGCCGCAATAAAGCAGGCTTGCGCCCGATTGAAGAACAACCGCTTTGCCGTCTTCGTAGTTGGGGATATTCGAGATAAAAAGGGCATTTACCGCAATTTCATAGGCCACACTATCGAAGCCTTTACGGAGTGCGGCCTAAGCTACTATAACCATTTGATTTTAGTAAACCAGGTAACAAGCCTTGCTATCCGGGTTCGCAAGCAGATGAACACGGGCCGCAAAATTGGCAAGCTACACCAAAACGTATTAGTCTTTTGCAAAGGTTCGGTAGAAGAAACGGTAGACCAATTCGAAGAAGTGCAGGTAACGAAGGCCGTAGAACAGTTCAATAAGACCCGCGCGAATAGCGGCCTTCACGACGACGTATTGGTATTCTACAAAGGCGACCCGAAGGCGATTAAAGAAGAATTTGGAGAATTACACGCGGGGGACGATTTACCGCAATAAGTAAGTAATGGGAAGACCGACGAAATACAATAAGAAGATAGCCGAAAAGATATGTTCGCTTATCGCTACCGACACCTATACGGTGGCGGAAGTATGCCGTATGGTTAAAATTTCCGATTCTACTTATTACGATTGGATTACCCGGTTTCCGGAGTTTTCGGAGAATATAAAAAAGGCCGAAGCGGAACGTATGGCCTTCTTCGTAGCCGAAGCGAAAAAAAGCCTTCTACGAAAGATACAAGGGTACACGGTGCAGGAAAAACACATCACTACGGTAGGTTCCGGCAAGTACGACATAAACGGCAAGGAGATACCGCGAATAAAGGAACAAAAGATAGTCGATAAACACTACCAGCCGGACACGGCAGCGATAATCTTTACACTAACCAACGGAGAGCCGGAGAATTGGAAGAACAGGCAGAACAACGAGGTAACAGGCAAGGACGGTAAGGACTTATTCGGGCAGCTTACCGACGAAGAATTAGACGCACGTATAGCCGAATTGGAAAAGAAATTAGATAAATGACGCGCCAAGAGAAAATAGAGTATATAGCCGCATTGCGGGAAAGGTTGATACGCGAAGCACGTACCGACCTTTTGCCGTTTACCCGTGCTACTATGCCTACTTTCGACCCTGCTGAATTTCATGTACGATATTACCACGTTCTAACCTTATTCGCGGAAGGGAAGATTAAAAAGCTAATGGTATTCATGCCGCCCCAGCACGGCAAAAGCGAAGGTTCTACGCGCCGCCTTCCGGCTTATATACTTGGCCGGAACCCGGACAATAAAATAGCCGTCGTAAGCTATTCGGCACCGAAAGCCCGTAAGTTCAACCGCGAAATACAGCGCATTATAGACACGCCGGAATATGCCGAGATATTCCCGGAAACGCGCCTTAATTCATCGAACATTACGACCGTTGCCGGTGCATGGCTTCGCAATGCCGACGAGTGCGAAATAGTAGGACACCGGGGCGGTTTTAAGACCGTCGGCGTAGGTGGCCCGCTTACGGGCGAACCGGTAGATACCCTGATAATGGACGACATTTATAAGGACGCTAAAACGGCGTGGTCGGCAGTTGTTCGGGAAGCTATCGAAGATTGGTACGATACGGTTGCCGAAACCCGATTACACAACAATAGCCAGCAGCTTATAGTATTTACCCGCTGGCACGAAAAGGACTTAGCCGGCCGCCTATTGGAGCAGCAAGGAATATACGACCCGGTAAACAATCCGAACGGGTGGGTAGTAGTAACCTACCAAGCGATTAAGAAGGGCGCACCTACCGAATACGACCCGCGCGAAGAAGGTACGGCACTATGGCCCGAACGCCACAACTTAGAAAAGTTGGAAGCCATACGCACCCGTAACCCGCACGTATTTGAATCCCTTTACCAGCAAGACCCGAAACCTTTGCAGGGCCTTATGTACGAAAACCCATTTAAGGAATACGACATACTGCCGGCCACCAAGCTACGGAAGGTTAAGAACTATACCGATACGGCGGATGAAGGCGCGGATTTCCTTTGCTCGATAACCTACCTTGAAACCGAGATAGGAAATTTTGTTTTGGACGTGCTTTATACGGCTAAGCCTATGGAGTACACCGAACCCAAAACGGCCGAAATGCTAACCAAACACGCGGTAGAATTGGCCGTAGTAGAGAGTAACAACGGCGGCAGGGGCTTCGCGCGTAATGTAGAGAAGCAAGCCCGGTTAATGGGTAACAACAAAACCCGTATTAAGTGGTTCCACCAAAGCCAAAACAAGGCCGTACGCATATTCACGCATAGCGCGGAAGTACAAAACCTTACCTATTTCCCGCGCGGGTGGGCGCAAATGTGGCCCGACTTCTACCAAGCCCTTACGCACTATATGAAGGTCGGCAAAAACGCCCACGACGACGCGCCGGACGCATTGACCGGAACCGTAGAGCAACGGCCCATTATAGGCAAGAAAAGCGCGGCCGGATATTTCGCATAATGTTTAACTATCAAATAACAATAAAATGAACAGCAAGCAGATTAACGAACTTTTGGCGAGCGAGAACCATAGTACCGTTATTGCCGAATTGAAGAACGGACGTAATGCGACCGAGCCGAACGCGGCCGAATATATCGCCCAGCTTGACCCCCAAGGCCACGACGTAAACGACCCGGTAAAGCGTAGGGATAAGAAGGTAAAAGTAGACCTTTCCGACTTCGATATAAACGACGAAGAAAAGAAGAACATAAAGACCGTTACCAATGGCGACGGGGAAACCGAAAACTTCCGTATCGAGCCGGTAGCCCGCGTAGCTTTGGCGATTCAGAAACTTATAGTAAAGCGGGCCGTAGCCTTCACGTTCGGAAACCCCGTAACCCTTAACGCGGAACCGGAAGAAGGCACCACGGAAGCCGACGTTTTGAAGGCTGTAAAGCGCGTTTTGTTCGACACCAAAAGCCGAACCCTTAACCGCAAGGTAGCGCGGGCCATTTACAGCAGCACGGAAGCGGCCGAACTTTGGTACCCGGTGGAGAAACCGACGAAAAACTACGGCTTCGATTCAACGCACAAACTTCGGGTAGCCATTTTTAGCCCGTTGTTCGGCGATAGGCTTTACCCCTACTTCGATGAAACGGGCGATATGGTGGCTTTCTCCCGCGAATACGTCGTAAAGGATAGCGCGGGGGTAAAACATACCTATTTCGAAACCTATACCGATACCGAAATACGGAAATGGACGCTTGCCAGCAACCAATGGCAGTTATTGGACGGCTACCCCAAGAAGAACCAAATAGGCAAAATTCCGGTTATCTATGGCCGCCAGCCCGCCGTAGAATGGGAAGACGTGCAGAACCTTATAGACCGCTTGGAAAAGTTGCTTTCCAACTTCGCCGATACCAACGACTACCACGCAAGCCCGAAAATCTTTACTACGGGTACTATTTTGGGGTGGGCCAAGAAGGGCGAAAGCGGGGCCGTTATCGAGGGCGAAGAAGGAGCGACCGCGCAATACCTTTCATGGGCGCAGGCCCCCGAAAGCGTCAAATTAGAGATTGAAACCCTTTTGCGTATGATTTATACCATAACGCAAACGCCGGATATTGCTTTTGATTCGGTAAAGGGTATCGGGGCCGTTTCGGGTGTCGCCTTGAAACTTTTGTTTATGGACGCGCACCTAAAAGTACAGGACAAATGCGAAATTTTCGACGATTATTTGCAGCGTCGATTAAGCGTAATACAGGCGTTTTTATCGCAGATGAACGCCAAGGATAAGGCTTTTGTAGACGCTTGCGGTAGCCTTATTATCGAACCCGAAATAGTACCGTTTATGATTGAGGACGAAGCGGCGAACGTAAATCTTCTTCTTTCGGCCACCGGTCAGAAAGCTATTTGTTCGCGGAAGACGGCCGTACAACAGTTGGGCTGGGTAAACGACATCGACGCAGAAATAGAACAGATAGAAACCGAAGAAAGCGCGGCTTCCTATTCGTCTATTTACGAACCCACCGTATAGCTACTAACTAAGTATCTAACTAAGTTACTAACTAAGATATGGGTAACATAGTAGCGAAATTCGACATAGATAAGCTATTTGCAGGCGTTTACGAAGCGGTAGACATTATTACGGCCACCGTTGTAGACGCTATGCAAATGGCTTGTTTAGAGGTTACGCGGAACGCTAAACTATTGAACACCTACAAAGACCGGACGCACCTATTACGTTCTTCGATTGGTTTTGTTATCTATAATCACGGGAAAAAGGTAGCGGAAAGTTTCGGTTCTACCGGTGGGGAGAAAGGAAGCGAAGGCGTAGAAAAAGGTAAGCGTATGGCGGAAGAAGCGGCAGCACAATACCCGAACGACATAGTAGCGGTTATCGTTGCCGCCGCCGATTATGCCCTATACGTTGAAAGCAAGGGGTACGACGTAATTAGCGGCCCTTGCAGCGAGTTAAACGCAATTTTAAGTAAGTATATCCAAATTGCAATAGAAGAACTTAGGGCGTAATGGATAAAAGGCAAGAAGTTATAAAATATCGTAATTATATACTATTTACACCAAATAAAAGAAATTGAATTGAACTTTCCAAATGATTGTCTCATAATTATAAGTTGTTTGATTGATTATTATAATAAAAATAACTATTTTTGTAACCGAATTTGAGTGTTTGCACTCTTTTCGGACATAATGCCTAATTCGTCTCGAAATCACCACCTCGAAAAAGAATAAAGGCAAATATCCAGTGTTTAGGCAAGTTCTGCGCATAACGTAGAGCCAAGCCTGTACTGGATATGGTTTGTGGTGAACCACGAGACGATAGGCAATGGCTCTACGTTTTTACGTTCACGCCGTTCGCCGTTTTACAGACTTTATTGTTTAACTCTAAAATAAAATGTAAAATGGAAACAGTTTTAATGATTATCGCCGTATTGTCTCTTGTGGCATTTGTAGTGGGTATGTTCAACCCTAAAACGGTCAAGTGTTCCTCTCGTGGTAAAGTAGCCCTGATTTATGTAAGCGTATTCCTAATAACTTCCATAATAGGCACTTCTATATCAGATGGCACAGATTCCAATGAGGTATCATCTTATGCCGCAGAAAATGGTACGGCAACAGGTGATAGCTTAAACCAAAATCAAGATGATGTGCCCCAAGAAGCTACAATCGGGACAGAAGTGCAAGTGGGTAATTTTGCCTATCGAGTTGATGATATTGCTTTCAAGAAAAGCGTGGGAAACGAATTTGTACGCGAAACCGCAGACGGAGTTTTCCTTATAGTTTATCTTAGTCTTGTCAATATTGACAACGAATCTCACACATTGGACGGTTCAATGTTTTCGCTCACAGATATGGACGGAACTAAATACGAATATTCCATAGATGGTTCTACCGCATTGGAAATGTCCGGACATGAAACAATCTTCCTGAAACGGTGTCAACCTAAAATTGTGACAAGTGGAGTACTTATCTTTGAAGTGCCACAAAAGAAAGAATACTACTTGAACCTAATTGGTAATTTCTGGGGGACAAAATCTGTAAGGGTATTGTTGAAAAAGTGAAATTAAAAACGGAGCCGAGGCTCCGTTTTTTAATCCTTTTTACTTGAACGATTTAATGATTCCTCCATAATGCTATCAAACAGTTTTACAGCCTTCAAATGTTCAATGTATGCGTCTAAATCAGCAAAAGAAAGACCAGCATCTATAAGACACTTCTCAATTTGCATTTTAGTTAGCAGTTTTTTAGTTGGAACTTTCACATATTGCTTTGTACCCTCATTTACAAATTTTGTGTGTCCATAAAAATAGGCAATTTCTTTTACTACAAAACCATGTACAGATAAAAACTCCTCTATTAAATCAGAGGGTAACTCATATTGTTTTTTCGGCTCTTGGGAGTTCGACATCTACGGTAATTATTATGGGTTCTTTAATCGTTACTTCAAATATTCGTTCCGTTTCGGAAACTAAATATTCATCTGTAAAGATAGGTGGTTTTGCTGAATTTTCAGACACTTCCCACCCATAATTTTTCATATTAACATAAGCAAGCCTGTTTTGTAAGTCCCTTATCAGCATACTTTTGAACTTATCCACCACTTCGGAAGCACTTTTTCCGTATGCACAAAAATTTCGGGTTGCAGGACAGTAACTCGCATAAGTGTCCCATCTCGCAGGTTCTGGATGTTTGAACACCACAAGTTTCACAGAAACTATTTCCATAATGTTTAGTTGATTTTATGTGCCAGTTATTGTTCTATAACTGACACGGATTAAATTCTTGTCTATTATTTTCTTGAATTTAATTTCCGGTGAGTTTTTTCGGGTGTTATAATTATACTCGAACTCTGCACAATATTTAGAAAGGTGTTCTCTACTCGGTCTGTGGTAAGTGCCCATTATTGACCGCTTCAAATGTGACCATGCACCCTCAATAGTATTAGTGTGTATCTTACCACGAACATATTCTTTACGCCCGTGATTAACTACATTGTGTACATAGTCCGAGCATAGTTTAGTGTATGCCCACCATTCATCGCTGTTTATATGGGTTCCTTTCTTAACTCGTTTGTGGATAATTGGCTCTAAGGTTTTACGCTTCGCATTTGGTACGGGTGTGATGGATAAACGTCCACCACGCTGTATAGCACCAAATACGGGAGTTTTGTTCTCAGAACCACGTCCTCGTTTACCACGCCGCTGTCCACCCACATAAGTTTCATCGAGTTCCACTGTACCACGTAGTAGGTTATCGGAATTACGATGTTCCAGCATATAGCGTATTTTGTGCAGCAAGTACCAAGCTGACTTTTGTGTAACGCCGATAGTCTTGGACAACTCAATAGAGCTAATACCTTTCTTAGATAATGAAATCAGATAGAAAGTAAGAAACCATTTCTGTAACGGAATGTTAGAGTTCTCGTAAATTGTACCCGTTTTCACCGAAAATTGTTTTTTGCAGTTTGCACACTTGAAAGTCTTTCCGTTTTTGTAGCGGTAAATCTTTTGTGCATTGCCGCAATGCGGACAGATGGGAGTATTGCCCCATCTGCGTTTTTCTAAATACTTCCAGCAAGATTCCTCATCGGGAAACTGTTTGAAGAAGTAGAAAAGATTGTATTCTTCACTCATTTTTATTTGAAGTTACGAAAAAACGGTGAAATATACAAATAGTTGGTTAACAAATTCTTATGTTATTTTTATAACGATAATCACTAAAAACAAATCCGTATAAAGGTCTTATGAGTGTCTGCAAATATGATTTTAAATGTAGGAAAATAGACTCTCAGACCTAAATACAGAATTTGGTTAGGATTGTATATAATTGCGTAAAATATATAGCAAGCGTAGAAAAGCAACTTTACGCCTTGTTTGGCAATACCTATCACGCGGCCATAAAACTTACCGAGGTTAGGAAAGCGATAGAATCGGGGGCTTCTTTTACCTGGAAAGGGAACCCGGCCGCCGAACGCAAGTTAGACCGGTACCTAAAAGACCTTAGCAGCAAAACAGCCCTTATTACCAAGAACGGAATTATAGGGAGTTGGGACAAAGGAGAAGCACGGGTAAAGGAACAGGCGTTAGAAGTATTCGGGAAGACTTCGGCGCGGCGGAAAGAAACTACCGACATTTGCGAACAGGCAGTAAAGGCACACCGGGCCAAAGGAGCAACGGGGCACGCCTACGCTAATGCCAGCCGCGAGGGTATGAACCTATCTACCCGTGTTTGGAATTTGACGGCGAAGGCGAAACAAGAACTTGAAATTATCATACAAAATGGCATACTTGAAGGGAAAAGCCCGGAAGAAGTAAGCCGTAGCCTTCGCGGGTACTTGAACAATCCCGACGCGCTTTATAGACGGGTTCGCAACAAGGAAACCGGGGAACTTGAATTAAGCCAAGCGGCGAAACAGTACCACCCCGGCCAAGGTGTATATAGGTCGGCGTACAAGAACGCCCGCCGCCTTGCCGTTACCGAAATGAACGCCGCCTACCGCCGTGCAGAGTGGGAAAGCTACCAAAACAACCCCCTTATTATCGGGTACGAAATTCGGCTAAGCAATAACCATACGACCACCGTAAACGGGAAGGTAAAGCGGCTTGTAGACATTTGCGACGTATTAGCCGGCCGATACCCTAAAACTTTCCTTTGGACGGGTTGGCATCCGCATTGCCGTTGCGAAATGGTGCCTATCTTTATTTCGGAAAGCGATTTTAGGGAACGAATAAGGGCACGTAAGGCCGGAAAGTTGAAGGATTGGAACCCGAACCCCCAGCGCACCGTAACGCAGGTTCCGAAAGCCTTGACCGATTGGATAGCCAAAAACGAGGAACGCTCGAAAGGTTGGAAGACCTTACCGTACTTTGTTCGGGATAACCGTAAAAGTATAGGCACATTGCCGGTAAACACCTATACCGCCGAAGAACGGAAGTTTACGAGGGCAAGAAGCACGGCCGAAGCAATGGAACGGGCAACGCAATTGCTTAGTACGCTTTACCCGGATATTCAGAATACAGAACTTGCGGCCCTTCATCACTACACCCAGCAAGGCGGGAACTACCGGCAGCTTAATAAGCAGTTGGATAAAGGCACCCTTACCGACTTTAACAAGGCTTCGGCTTCCCTTATGGCTAAGGCGTTGGAAGAATTGCCGAAGTATCGGGGAACCGTTTACCGAGGCGCGATTATGAAGCGGAAGGATTACGAACGCCTTTACGCTGGCAGGGACGAAATAAAACACGCTATTTTCACTTCATCGACGAAGACCCCGGCCGTAGCTTGGCGATTTGCCAGCTATCGGGATTTGAAGAAGTCGGAAGTACGGGTACTTTTTGAGATTCAGAGCAAAAACGGCCGCGACATATCCGATATTTCGGAATTTAACGGTAAATTTGCTACCGAAGACCAGCAGGAAGTATTATTTACTAACGGTACCAAGTTTAAGATAGTAAGCACCGATACGGATTTGTTCGGCACTATTTACGTTAAAATGCGGGAATTATGACAGACGAAGAGAAATTAAAAGCCCTTGACCCGAATAACCCGTTTACACAGGCTATAAAGGATTGGGCGAATACCCCGGAAGCAGAGCGGCAAAAGTTTTACGAACGGAACGCGGCCGCTATTGACCGTTGGCAGGCAGAAACCGACGCAATGGCGGAAGACGACGATACAGACGAAAAGAAGGAGTAGCACCGCGCTACTCCTTCCTTATTTTTCCCGGATTTTGATTTTGTGGCCTTCAATTCCGCAGGGTATAGGATGATACCCGACAAAGGAAATAAGCGGAAATAGGGCCGTTTCTGTACTTGCAATTTACATCTATTTATTTCCGTATAGAAAATTATATGTTAATGCAGTTCCAAGACGGGAAATATAATCGTTTTCTTCCTTGGTTAATTGGCCTTTGGCTTCTTTGAATTTAGGGGAATTATATAGGCTATCGCTTTGGTCTTTTGTTATTTCGCCTAAATAGTTCCGGCGCAAAGGTTCGATTATTTCATAGCATATATTAACGGCCTTATTTAGATTGGCAGATAGTGAATTATTCCTTACTTCCGGCCCTATTTCAATAGGCCAAAATTCATACTTAGGCTTTTGGATATTCTTTTCTTGTTCGTATTGGTTGAACTTATTATAATAGATTTTACCGTTATTCGTTGTCCTTATGAATCCGTCAAAATACACTAATAACCCGTTCGGCATATTTTTAACCGTATTGTAAAGATAATCATTTGGTAAGCTATCGGTTTCGATTAAATGGGTACAGTAAAATATAATTTCCCTGTTTTTTTCCGGCAAATACGATATAGTAAACTTCAAAGCCGTAAGGGTTCCGCTTTCTTCGGTTTCGATATTGTCTATTACCCCTTCCCAATTTACGAATAGTCCTGCTGTATCGACATAGTTGTATAGGTCGGTTTCAAATTGGGTGTAAAAGTTCTTACGTTGAATATCGTTATTTTGATTATGCACTAAGCTAAGCCGTTGGGAAAGGAAGTTATCGAACGCCTTTTGTTGGGGATTGGAGAATGGAATTTTATAAGTGGGTTTGCAACTTATCAATAGACAGCAGGCCAAAAGGCAAAAGTAAATTTTCTTCATATCGAAAACTATTATTACCCCAAGGCCCGAACAGGCATTACACAAATAAAAAAGCGTGGGCCTTATCGGTCTACGCATTTGAGGTATCGCCAAACACCTTACGAAAGTAAACCATAACCCACGCTTAGCGATATATCGAAGAATGATATACAGCAAGCAGGCGTTAATAGGTTTATCCTTTCGTTTTGGAAAATTGGCGATTTTCAAATGCGGATTCCTATACGCTTTTACAAGCGTTCCCGGATTTCTCCCCGGAAACGTTGCAAATATACTGCAAAAACACTAAACAACACTATTTTACGGCATAAAATCGCGCAAAGAGCAAGGCAGGGGCAACCCAGCCCCTACGCAGGAGCAGACCAGCACCAGCCCGGCGGCAGGCTTGGGGCTATTGTACTTCGGAATCAGATAGTTACGTTTGCTTTATTGCTTAATATCTTATAATACAATTATTTGCGGTTATGCGAAATTCATGCGTAAGCCATAGCCCAACCCCTAACCAGCCCCAAGCGAGGGGTTTATTTTGGGCCGCGCAACCTTCATTTATCAAACTATTATAAATAACTAAATATCAATTATTAAGGCACACACAAACAAGGAGCTTGCCAGCTCCTTGGCAGGGGGCTACTTAGCCCCTGTGGATAAATATAAGGATAAAGATATATATAGAGAGAAAGAGGGTGTAGGGGGAAAGAGAGGGAAAACGGGCTTTCGACTTGCGCCCCGAACTACCAACATTACCGGGCAGCTTGCAACATTAACTACCAACATTACCGGAATGTTGATAGTAACCGCCGCTATGTTGGTAGTTCCGCCGGCAGAATGTTGATAGTAACACAGCGGTAACAAAATTCCCATATTTCTACTTATTCACGAAGGGCCGGATAACCGACGAAGCAAGAATACCCGTTTTTGCCCTTTCTCGTGCCCGCCATTCGATTTTATGCGGTTGGCTGGTATATTTCCTTGTTTGGATAATAAAACGGCCTAAAATCGCCTTCTTTTGCTATCTTTCGTACTGCATTGCTATTTGTTCGTGAAATTATCTTTTCAACTATCGAGGCAACCAAAGACCACCCCAGCCCCTTATAGGCCCATACGGTTGAATTGTTGAAACGAGTGTAGAGAACTTGCAACGCTATACAAATATTCGTATTACTATAATACGTTTCTTTGTTGCAGGTTTAATTAAATCACAAAAATCAAAATGGAACTAAACGAAATTGTAGCACTACTTGAAACACAGTTTCCGGGCGTGCGAAAAGACGGGCTTAACCAGCTTGCGCGAGTTATCGCCATGCAGGTTAATACCAAGGAAGAAGCTACCGGTATCGTAGGTAAACTTACCGCCGAAGCCGTAGCGAAGTTTGTAGCGGATTGGCGCAAAGACGCGGACGCGGAAATAGACAAAGCGAACAAAACGCGCGAGGACAACCTGCGTAAGAAGTACGACTTTGTAGAAAAGAAACCGGAAGAAGGCGGTACCCCACCCGCACCGGCCGGAACCTTGGACGCTGCAACCGTGCAAGCAATGATTACGAACGCCGTAAAGGAAGCTACTAAGGGCTTGCAGTCCGAAGTAACGAGCCTTCAAAGCGCGGCCGTAACCGCCAACCGCCGGGAAACGCTTGTTAAAGAGCTTGCCGACGTACCCGAAGCCTATAAAGCAAAGGTTCTTAAAGATTTCGACAGAGTAGCCAAACTTGGCGGCTTTGCCGACGAAAACGCCTTTAACGAGTATCTGACCGAAACCAAGAACGACGTAGCAGCCTTCGGCCAAGAGTTGGCAGACCGGGGCCTAAGCCTTCACGAAAAACCGGTACTTGGTTCCCCCAACAAGGACGGAGTAAGCGCGGGCGTAGAAAGCTACATACAGGCAAAGACCGCAGAAGCCGAAAATAAAGGCTTGGGCGGTAAAGAGGTTTAACGCTTAAACACTTGTAAAATGCTTAGAATCGACAGGAAAAAGGATAACCGCGTTATCCGCGCGTTTACCCACAAGCTCGCCGACATTCCGAACGGTATTACCGTTTCCGCCGCCGACCTTACGCAGAAAGTTCTGCACGAAGGTACGCCGGTGGGTAAAGATGAAAACGGGCTTTATCACGTCGTCAAAGTGGCCGTTCTTTCGGCCGATGCGACGAACACGGCAACGGCCTATACCGTGAAGAAGGGCCACAACTTCAAAGTAGGCGACGTAGTTATGCTTGCGACCGGTTCAAAGGCGTACACTATTACGGGGATTGCTACCAACGCCAGCGACGCGACCAGCGACGACCTTACGGTAGACACCACCCTCGGAACCGCCGCAAAAGCCGGCGACGCTATTTATAACGCGGCCAAGGCCGGGGCTTCGGGTTCCGCCTTCAAATACGAGCCGATAGCCCTTGTAGGCGAAAGCTACGACGTGGAAGCACTTAGCAACCATATCGTAAACGCTTGGACTATCGGGCAAATCCGGGAAAGCAATATCCCGCCCGTAGGCTCCGCAGTAAAAGCCAAACTTCCCGGTATGGTATTCATTTAATCGTTAATCGGACAAAGCTATGCAGAAAAGTTTAATGATTGGCATTACCGAAAAGGATATGCAGGCCGTAATTAACACCTACGACCTTAAACCGTACTACTATCCTACCTTGTTCCCCTTGAAGGAGAACTACACGCTTACCTGGAAAGCCCTTGAAGCGCAGGTAGGGTTAAAGATTGCCGGCGACCTTGTAGCACGCGGCGCAAGTATCAACAAAAAGACCCGCGAAGCTATCGCGCGTATTCAGGGCGATATTCCGAAGGTGGCTATTAAGCGCACCAAGGACGAAAACGAGCTTAACGAATACGACATTATGGTAGCGATGACTTCCGCGAACCCCGACCTTCGGGCGTTGGTAGAAGCGTGGGCCGAAGATACGCAATACTGCTGGGACGGAGTGGCCGCCCGCTTGGAATGGATTGCGTTGCAGTCTATTTCGTTGGGCAAAGTAACGCTTACCAACGACAACAACAATAGCGTAATTACCGAGTACGACGTAGATTATCAAATCGACGCAACGCAGAAGGTAGGATTTCAGACCGGCTCGGCCGCTTGGAACACCACCGGCGCGAAACCGTTTAGCAAGGACTTTAAGGCTATCGCAGCTAAGGCCAAGAAAAAGGGTATTAGCTTGAAGTACGCTTTTATGAACCTTGACACCTTCGCGCTTATGGTTCAGACCGAGGAAGTAACGAAACTTTGCGCTTCGTTCGCGGCTAACGCCTTGAACATCGCACAAACGCCGAGCTTGGAACAGGTAAACGCGGCTATGAAGGGTTTGGCGTACCTGCGCGGCTTGCAGGTCGTAGTTATCGACCAAGATATTACTATCGAGAAGGACGACGGAAGCCGCATTACCGGCAACCCGTTCGCCGACAACGTGGTAATGTTCAGCGAAAGCAAGGTGCTCGGTTCGACCTATTGGAAGAAGCCGGCCGATATGAACCTTAAAGGTTCCGTAGCAATCAAAGCTATGAACGGCCACACCTGCGTAAAGAAGTATTCCACCGAGGAACCTATCGAAGAAGTTACCGTAGGAATTGCAAACGCTTTCCCGGCTTGGCTTTCTTCGGGCCGTTCCTTCCTTATGGACACTTCTAACAGCACTTGGACACACTAACCGGAAAGGGGACGGCCGGCAACGGTCGCCCCTATCCTAATACCCTTACCCGATGACTTACAAAGAATGGATTACTAAAACGGTCGGCAAATTCCAGCTATCGGCGGACGACGTGGATTTGATACTTTGCAACCAAAGCGGACTTATCCCCGACCCGGACGCACCGGTAGACGTGCGGAAGGCTAAAACGGCCATTTGCCGCGAGTTTACAACGCTTATCCCCCTTGCCAATATCGGGGAAGGCGGGTATTCCATTAGTTGGAATTGGGACGCTATCAAACTTTGGTATAACGCGACTTGCACGGAATTAGGCATTACGCCGGCCGGCAAGCCCAAAATTCGGAACAAAAGCAACGTATGGTAACGACTTCCTACCAATACCCGCAATACTTGTACGCCTTGCAGCACGACGGCGAAAGCGTCCAATTACCTAACGGTTCTTGGGAAACGCCCGCCGCCGCATGGGAGTTAAAAGCAGCTTGCCGGGAAGAAACCAACGGTAAAGGTTCGACAATTCAGACCGCCGACGGAGAAACCCGCGTATTCGCTTCGCTTATCCAGCTACCGAAAGGTACGGCCAAGGTTCCCGAAGGCACGCAGGTAATTGTAACGCGGGAAGAAGTAGAGGTTAGCCAACTTGCGAATACCGAGTTTGTAGAAGCGGCCAAAGCTACGGGCTTAGTTGTAGTAACCGGAACTTGCGAAAAGTTCGACCTCGGCCGGCTTCATTGCCGGTTATGGATTTAACACAAAGAGGTATGCAGAGTATAGAAACCGATGATATTCTTTTTGAGATTCTGAACGCTTCGGCCGAATTGAAAGCGGCCCTTAGCGGCGGGATATTCGTGCAGGGAGAACGGCCGGATAATTCCGGGAAGGAAGACGTGGTTATAAACAACCTATTCCTAAACCACGAAGTACCGCAAACTGGAACTTCAAACGTAAATATCCACGTCCCCGACAAAAAGGAAAGGATAGGCCGAACCGAACAATTTAAGGCGCATAGGGAGCGAATACGCGAACTAACGGCTATTGTTCTATCGGTTCTAAAATCGGCGAACATTACCGGGCTGACTATTCGGGTTTCTACGGAAGCCATAATTAAAGAACCGGGCATTAACGAGCATTACAACAACTTGCGGGTAGAATGGAATATACAACTAACTAATTAA